GTATCATTGAAATGGCCCAGACTAACGAGTCTAATATGGCCACTTTCAAACGAGAATACTGTGCCCAATTTTTGGACGGCTCCGACAGTTACTTTTCCATGCAAAAAATGATTGCATGTACTGTGCCAGATGGGGAAAAACCCACATTACTTGTGCGTGGTAAACGGGATAAAAAATACATTTTGGCCATTGACCCCGACTTTTCAAACTCACCAACGGGTGACGATTTTGCCATGTGCGTAGTGGAATTGGATGATAACGGCAAAGGGGGAACCGTGGCTCATACTTATGCCGAATCAGGAAAAGACTTGAAAGATCACATTCGTTATTTGCATTATATCCTGACCAACTTCGGCATTGATATGATTATTATTGACTATGCTGGTTATCAATTTATTGAAGCTGCCAATGAGAGTCAATTGTTCCGTGATGCCAATATGAATTTGAGTATTTTTGATTTTACTTCTGAGAAAGACGGGGAAGAATACAATGAAGAATTGCGCAAGGCCCGCAATTCATACAACAAGCAGATTGGACGCATAGTTTTCAATCAATACTTCACGAGCGACTTTATTCGCAAGGCCAACGAATGGTTGCAGGGATGTTTTGATTACAAACGTCTTTGGTTCGGCGGCAGTATCAAGGGATGTCCAGAAGTGTTTAATGAGATTGCTTCTTTGCCAATTGATTTCAAACAAGTTTTTGCAAACAAAGATTTGGACGATAAAAATGAAACCCCCATGGGTTATATGATTGATCGTCAGGAAATTTTATGCAAACAAACAAAATATCAGTGTGCCTCCATTGAAGTAAAGACTTCCCAGCGCGGAGTTCAGAGTTTTGATCTTCCCCTGGTGATGAAACGGGATAATACGGCAAGTAGAATGCGACGAGATAGTTATACCGCATGTATGTTGGCAGCTTGGTGTATGAAGTCATATAACGATATCATGGCCTTCCAACCCACGAGTTTAGAAACATTTGAACCCATGATGATTTGAAATGAGTGTAATACAAATATAGGTTTATGGACAGCAGCATACGCATCAGACAACTTAATCAGGCCGATCTATCTGGATTTATTGGGGGAGTCATTAATCCCATCCTTCAGAGCAACGGTATAGGGTTCAGTGGAAAGACTCTCTCTCCAACTGGGTCGGGGTCTTTTGCGCTTGGGTCTCCATTATTGCCTTTCAGCCAGGTTGCCACAAACAGTCTATTTCTTCCATCTGGCAGTGGTATTTTCTTTGGCCCAAATGTTTTTTTGACTTCAACCGTCAGTGGTAATACAGCATACCTTAACATCAATGGTTATCTCATTTCATCTACGGCCCAGGGATTATCAATTATCGGCCCACAGGGACCAGTGGGAGCAACAGGACCAGTGGGGGCAACGGGACGCAGCATTACAGGAGCATACGCCCTTAACGGCAATATGGTCCTGCAATACTCGGATGCCACGCAAAGCAATCCAATTTCACTTCCGTCAGGTGCCACGGGAGTAATGGGACCAACAGGAGCTTCACTATCCCGTTTTAATCAAAGCGGCAATTATGTTCAGCCCGTGTTTTCAAATGGAACGAGCGGAACATTCATTCTTTTAGCAAGCGGGGCGCAGGGACAACAGGGCGTGGCTGGGGGTATTTTTATTGATTGTAGTCAGATTACTGGCGTGATGGAGCATCAAATTGCCCCCGCCATTGACATTTATAACGTCAATCCCAGTACAAACATAAATCCTGATTTAAATTTCATCAAAGGCATGAGATATACCATTGGTCAAAGTGGTTTAAATCTCAGTACCGTCACTGTTTCTGGAACACCTTATAATACCAATTTCTTTATTGATGAATATGGTACGACTGGTTATCTTCGTTTTACTGTTTGGGGTATTGCTGTTCCAGATTCCACATATACGGGTCGGGTTGTCTATCCAGAAGTAAGTTTTAATCCAATAAACTATATTGATGATAGTTCTGTTTTGCAGAATATTGTTGAAGACCCATACAAACGTTCGATTTCATTCAATATCTCTTTGGGGGCCAGTTCGGCATACTATTATGGTTTTGCCCGATATAATCTTAATGGCCAACTTTTTGGGACTAACGGAGAACAAACCTATGGTGGTGTGGTTCTTGGTAATTTATATTGTGATTACTTTGGTCCAGTGGGTCCAGCAGGACCAGCAGGAACAATGGGTGTTCCTGGCCCACAAGGAGACATTGGACCAGCGGGTAACGGAGGAAACCCTGGGGTTGGCATCACAGGAGCCACTAGTAATGGGTCGCAAATGCAATTGTTTTACTCTGATGGTTCGACCAGTCCTTTATTGACATTACCAATGGGTGGTGCAGTGGGGCCAATGGGTCCTACGGGTCCGATGGGACTTACTGGACCACAAGGTCCAAATGGTGTGGCGGGTCAGGCTGGCGCGCCAGGTTTTGCAGATACATATGTATGTTATTTTGCCACTAATACCATTAATGCCACATCGGGTATTTCCCCATCACTAAACAAAATGTCTAATGGTAGCAGTACATGGACATATTGTACTGGAAATCAAATGTATTTTCAAGGTGGGGACGCCATTCAATTTCAACATAATGATCTCATTGGTAAGGCTTATTCTCCCTGGCAAAGTGTTATTATTGCGGATAATGACTATCCTGGTGCAAGATATTTTTATTCCTTTGTTGAATCTTTTAATGCAACCGCTGGAAGTATAAGTTTACTTGTACAAAACACTCCTTATGCTCCCGTGGGATTAAATGGTTCTTATATGTATTGGAATCAATTTAACAGTATTGCCATGAACTTGGGTGGTCTTGGTTCTCCTGGACCCGCTGGTCCCATTGGCCCACAAGGAATACAGGGTCCAGCCAGTAATCCAAACCCAATATTTACCATGAGTCCCTCTATCAATGTAAGCTCTCAAACCTCAAATACCGTAAATATTAATGGTAATACCTACAGTGCCTGGGTGCTTACTTTTAACAATTATGGCAATACGGTTAATTTTTTGTCTGCTGATTTTGCCGTTGGTGAAACAGTGCAACTCAATATAACTAACAATTCATCATATTCCAATACGGAATATCCTTTGATGGCTTGGACTATTGACGGAAATCCTGGAATTCATTTTCCCTATGGTGTGTCTGCGCCCGCACCAGAACCAAATACAACATCAATCTACACATTTGTAAGATACCCAAACGATCCTATCGACGATTCTCCACGAATTTATTGTACATATACTTTGAATTATTCATAATAGGTAGATTATGGCACGCAAAAAACTAACAATCGCCAAGGGTGATGATGGTCAAGGAAACTTGACAAATCTCAAACCAACTAAAAAAGTTGAAAAGATGGAATTAACCCAACCATACATGGAATCAATCGCCAGTGACTTTCAAGGCGACCAACATAACCATGACACACGCCGCAATGTGGCGGGTATCATCGAACGCACGAATCGCTTTGCCAACATTGACAATGGACTTGTGCCTTTTCGTTATTCAAGCTCGATTTATGGGGCCAACCGTTCTTCAATTGATGTTCGTGATGCCGTAGTTTTGTGTCAGAAGTGTTATTACAATTTTGCGTTGTTCCGAAATGTCATTGATTTGATGACGGAATTCTCGGTTGGACGTTTAATTTTGCGCGGGGGTAGTCAACAATCCAGGGATTTTTTCCATGCTTTATGGAGAAAAATTAACATGGAAGATTTTCAAGAAAGATGGTATCGGGAGTATTATCGCTCAGGAAACGTATTTACCTATCGTTTCGATGCGATCATCAAGCCTGCTGATGTTCAAAAGATCATCCAAGCCTTCGCCGCCGAAAATAATTATGACGCTGGACAACAAAAAGCAGCCAGTTACATTGCCGAGGACACTATTGTCATTAAACCCGACAAGTTGACCATTGAACCCTTTTCCATTCCCGCCCGTTATCTCATTTTGAACCCTGCCGATATTCAAATGATGTCAACCTTGAATTTTGCATATGGCATCTACTTCAAAATATTAACCGATTATGAAATAGCTCGTCTTCGTAATCCCGTCACTGAGGAAGACATCGCCGTCTTCAAAGACTTGCCAGATCAAGTTCAAAAACAGATCAAAACAGGTAGTCGGGTGGTTGCCATTCCATTGGACCCAACGAAGGTATCCATGGTCTTTTATAAAAAGCAAGACTATGAACCTTTCGCCGTACCAATGGGTTATCCCGTTTTGGAAGATATTGATGCAAAAGCAGAAATGAAGAAAATTGACATGGCCGTCGCACGAACCATGCAACAAATCATTCTTTTAGTGACCAGTGGTACTGAACCTGTAAAGGGCGGCGTTAATCAGAAGTATGTTGATTCTTTGCGTAAACTATTTGCCAATCAATCAGTCGGGCGCGTTCTTATTGCTGATTATACCACGAAGGCTGAATTCAAAGTTCCAGCAATTGCCGAATTGCTTGACCCAAAGAAATACGAAATTATCAATGATGATATTAACATTGGTTTGAACAACGTTTTTGCTGGTGGGGATAAATTTGCCAACCAACAACAGAAGGTTGAACTATTTATCGCCCGTTTGGAACGGGGCCGCCGATCTTTCATCAACAACTTTTTATTGCCAGAAATGCGTCGGATTGCCAAGTCATTGAATTTCAAAAACTATCCCGAAATTACCTACGAAGACATAAAACTCAAGGATGACTCAACCATGAACAGGATTTATGGTCGTTTGATTGAAGTCGGAGTGCTGACTCCCGAGCAAGGATTCAAGGCCCTCACCAATGGTATTCTTCCCGACCCCACACTGATGCAACAAGAGCAGGAAGATTATAAAACAGATCGGGATAATGGTTTATATGTGCCGCTGGTAGGCGGGGCTGGTGTGGGAGCGGGTTCAACGGATGACCCTGGAAGTCCAGGAGGGGCAACGGGTCCACAATCAGTGCCTAAAACTGTTGGCCCAATCGGAAGCAAAGCCTCGATTGACGAAACAAAATTCAGTATGGTCAAAGTACGTGATTATTTGGCGCTTGCTCAAGACCTTGATAAAGCTGTCATGGAACACTTGCGTAAAACTCATGGAATTAAAGCCAAACGTCTGACGAAACTTCAACGAGAAGTTGCAGATAGTATGGTCGAATTAATTATTGCAAACGAAACTCCTGATAAGTGGATTGAAACATCTGCTAGTTACGTGGAATCGCCCGAAGACAAGAATCACAAGCGAGTGTTGGAAGTAAACAAAATTGCCACAATCCATCAACTCGACAACTTCTTGG